AACCGTGTCGCCCCACGAGCCTGAAAGCTCGCCCGTGACCGGAAGGGCCAGACCAAGGAGGGAGGTATATGCTGTTGCCATGATTTTCCTTACGCAGCCACTGGCTGCCAATCCGGAGACTGTGTTGTCCCGACCTGCGCCCAGCCGGGGGATTGAGCGTCATTGATATTTTGCCAGTTCGGGTCCTGATTGTCATCAATCGGCTTCCAATAAACGGCGATTATCTCGCCTACGCTACCCGCAGCAGCCACGCCTGTCAGGGCCAGAACCCGTTCGGCTACTTCTACGGAGTCTACAGCACCCGAAGCGGAAACACCCGATATGCCCTGTGAGGTGCGGACGGAGCCCACTGCGCCCGATGCCGCGACGCCTGTAAGGTTAAAAGACCCTGTTAACCCGACACTTCCGGCAGCGCCCAATCCAAAAACGCCTGTAAGAGCAACAGAACGCGAAGAAGCGACTGAGCCTACCGAGCCGTTTGCTTGGTTGCCGTTTTCTGTAGGGTTGTTGGTCTCAGTGACGGACCCTACCGCGCCCGATGCGGAGACGCCTGTAAGAGCCTGAGAAGTGCTGACGGAGCCTACTCCCCCAGCCACTCCGGTGCCGGTCAGTGCGATTGTATTAGTACGGCTGACTGCTCCAACTGCGCCGGAGGCTGAGACACCTGAGATAGCTTGAGAAGTGCTGACGGAGTCTACTGCGCCGAAAGCTGCGACGCCGGTGAGGGCAAAGGACTCTGTAAACCCAACATTTCCGGCAGTGCCAGTGGCCGCTGCCCCTGTCAAGGCGATTGCACTTGTCTCAACAACAGAACCAGCAGCGCCGGAAGCTGACACACCTGTAAGGTCCACCGAGCGAGAGGAGGCGACGGAGCCTACCGCCCCGTTTGCCTGATTGCCGTCCTCTGTGGGGCTGTTTGTTTCAGTAACTGATCCGACCGCGCCGGAGGCTGAGACGCCTGAGATAGCTTGAGAAGTGCTGACGGAGCCTACTGCGCCCGATGCACCCACGCCTAACACCGTGCTGTCTCGGTCAACCCCCAGAGAAGTTATCTGCCCTTCAGCGTTTACACCAAGCAGTTGCAAAAGCGTCGCGCCTCTTGCAACGCTGCCCACATTGCCTTGGCCACCCACACCCGTAAGGGCCAGAACCCGTTCGGCTACTTCTACAGAACCAACAGCACCCGAAGCGGAAACATCCGCTATGCCCTGTGAGGTGCTGACGGAGCCAACAGCACCAGAGGCGGCTACACCGGTGAGTTCCGCGCCATTGAAACTAAAAGCGATAACTGTACCGACAGCGCCGGAAGAGGAAACGCCTGTAAGAGCAACAGAACGCGAAGAAGCGACTGAGCCTACTGCGCCAGACGCTTGATTACCGTTCTCTGTAGGGTTGTTTGTTTCTGTAACCGAACCTACCGCGCCGGAAGCAGCTACACCAGTAAGCGCACGTGTTCGTGAAGTGGTGACAGAGCCTACTGCGCCAGACGCTTGATTGCCATTTTCGGTTCTGCTGTTGGTCTCTACTACTGATCCGACAGCCCCAGAAGCGGAAACGCCAGTGAGCGCAATGGTTATGACACGCGCAACAGAACCAGCGGCACCGGTTGCAGCTACTCCTGTTGCGGCTCCTCCAACCCCTCCCCAGCCAAAGTCGCCCCAGCTACCGTTGCCCCAACCGGAGGCTGCCATTTGTTACCTATCAGGTAGTTGCCAAACGCAGCAAGGCGCTAGTCGTGTTGTTGGTAGGCATAGTCAGTGTGAATGTGCCCGCCGTGATAGTCTGGCTACCAAACGTGTGCACACTGACCGCCTTGTTCGACTGCGTAGAGTTGTAAAGCAGCACTGCGTCAAACGCTGTGGTCAAAGTCACTGAGGTGTACGTAATCGAAGACGAGGGGGTTACAAAGGCCACGCCCGCAGTAGCGGAAGAGTTTGTCGCCGTTGGAACGGTGGCCATGGTCACCGCCACACCGCCTGCCGTATAACCCGTACCTGACACCTCGTTAGTTACCGAGTAGGCCGTGGTAGATGCGTTGACCGTTGCCGAAGCCAAATACAACGCCGCTTTAAACGAGTCAACAGTTGTAACTGCGCGAACGGGTGCAACACCAAAGTTATGGGTGGCGGTCATCAACTCGCCCATAAATGAAGTGCACATTGCTTGAGTGTTTGCCATGGCTTTTCCTTATCCAATAGAAGCTGTTTCTGCGCCAGCAAAAAAAGCGGGTTGTTTTAAACTCACATGAGCTGATCGGTGAACAAGCTCTTCTCCTAACCAGTATTCCACCCATGTGGTCAACTCGTTGTCATTATCAATGGTCCCCTCACGCTTTTCAAGCAATGAGTCGTCCATTTCGCCTTTGGTGGTGTTTACCAGTGCCATTTTTGCTCCTTATGAAATGCGAATGAGTGCGCTCTCGGCATCATTCGTGGGCAACTGTACCTGAAATTGCTGGCTTAGAACAGCCTGATTTAGCCCAAAATTGAGGACGGCGATTGACTTGCCAGCCTTGGACGAGTTGTAGATCAACGCGCCTCGGGTGGTAAAGGTTGCTGCTGGCCAAGTTGGGTTATCAAACGAGACAAACGCAATGCCCAAGCTTTGTGACAAAGACACAGTGACCCCTGTGAGAATTTGGCCAGTGGCGGTGTAGCCTACTCCGGCCACCTCGTCGGTAGAGGTGTACTCGGGTGTCAAAGGGCCCAATTCGGCGTCTGCCGTGTACAAGGCAATCTTCAGCACATCGGTGCTGAGGTCGTGCTCCCCCAAAAGGAGCTGCTCTTTGAAGCTGTTGGTAAGGCCTGCGGTGATCATTGGTTACCTCACTGGGATCTTGACCTGACCATCCAGGTAAGCATCGCCACGTTGTTTGCCATCGCCCAAGTTCTTCAGCAACCCCAGAGCCTCTTTGAACTTGGTGTCATAGAGCGCCATCATGTCTTGCTCGCCCTTCATCCAGGTGTACGCCTCGACAAGCGAGCCGTACAGCAGCACGCTGTCAAAGTTCTCGCCCAGCCAAGAGGTGCCTGCCGTGACAATCGACTCAGGGTAATAGTAGAAGTGCAGCTCTGCTTTATATACCGCATCAGGTGTCGGGCCCAGGATAAAAGTGAGCTCGTCCGGATTGCTTGAGTTAGGCCCAAAAATGGCGTAGTACTTTGGAGTGGCAAGGAAAGAAGGGTTGGAGTACACCTGTCGGATGTAGTTCACATCCCGGTTGAGCAAGTAGACATAGTCCCCCTGGAAAACCACCGAGCCAGAGACCGTGCCTGCATTGGCCAACGTAAGCGTGACCGTTGTCCCAGCGACCAGCTCTACCACTGCACCAAAGGCAGTGCCCGAGCCCGATACGTACATGCCCGGCACAATCCCGGCAGCGCTGGCCACGACAATTGTAAATTGCCCAGACATGCCTGTGGCGGTTGTGGTCGGCTGTGCGTAAATGGCCAAGGAGTATGTCGACAAGAAGTCCCCTGGGCAGTCCAGGTACTTGTTCCCTGCAGTCAGCGTCCCCGTCATGTTCTTGCGCAAGTTCGCAACCTGCACCGTGTTGTAGATGCGCTGCTCTGCTTGGCGAACGAACACTGGTATCTCGTTGAGAAAACCAGCGTCCGCGTTTTCGGTGTACGACTGAATGGCGTCGCTTAAGGCAGCGTAGTTCATGTGATGCTCGTCCTAATTGTCCCCAGCGTGGTGCCTGCCACCAGCTGCTTTGAAGGCGGCATTGGCTGCATGCCGATACTCGCAAAAGAAGTATCTGCCGTGAAGCCTACATACACCGTGACCCCCATTCTGGCCTCAGGCCGGGGCTGGTGCAACGCCTGGGGCTCGTTGATGTTTCGTTTTGGCTCAAGCTGCGGGTGCTTTGGCTCATAGCACTCAGAACAGACCTTGAAGCCTCTCCAGTCTTTGATGAGCAAATTGAGCTTGAATCGCTGCCCACACTGGTCGCACAGCGCAATCGCAAACTTGCCTGATGCGTACCCAGCGGTCATCAGTCACCCCCTCTGTACGTGGGTACAGCGAAGTAACTGGAGCGCTCGCGATCCTCTGCCGCAGCCCGGGCGAACTCTTCCTCATAAAACTGCTTGAGGATTTGAATGCGGTCAGGGGCCTTCTTGATGGCCAAATAATAGGCAAGGCCTGCGATCAGGCAGGGCAAGAAGCGAAAGGAGATGTCCGCGGTGTTTGTGAATGCGCCAGTTTCCTGAATACGACGAATGGCGTAGTAGCGAAAGATGTACTGCTGCGTGGCATCTGGCGCAGGATACAAGAACAGCTTGGCGGGGACCGTGCGCTGAACATAGAACTGAGCAGGGCGCGAGGGCGTGAACTTATTGGGCACATGCAGGTACTCTGCACTGCCAATCCGGTCAATCGTAATGTCCTGCTGGTTGGAAGTTCCAGCATTGGTGCGGATCACCGCTGACAGCGCGTCCACCGTGTCTGCAGGCAGATCGTACTCATGCACGTTGGCCGTCAGGATCACCTGTCGCTGCTCGATCGTCCACAGATTCAGCCCACGGTTGGCCCATTCTGCAAACATCAAATTCAGC